ATTACTATCAGTTGTTGAAAGTCCTGCAATATCTGCAAGTCCTGCATCATACGCTTGAACATTAGTTCCGATAGCTAAACCTAAATTAGTTCTTGATGTTGAAGCCGAAGCCACATCAGATAAATCACTTGCCGCTACTAATTTTGTTCCTAGTTGAGTTTGAATAGCAGAAGTTACTCCTGATACATAACCTAATTCTGTTGATGTAGTTGCTGATACTCCAATTTTTCCTGAGCCATTTGATAAAACTGCTTTGTCGGCAGTTAAATCAGAAGAAACAATGGTAGTGGCTGCTCCAGTTATGGTAGCTCCCTTAGCATCTAGTTGAGTTTGTGCATTAGAGGATAAACTATTTATATATTGAAATTCTGTTGTTGAAACTGTGCCATCTCCAATTTTAGTTGCTGCAATTCCTGTTGGAATAGAATCATTAGTTTTAGATAAAGCTGCAAGATAAACATAAGTAATAGCTTCACTAGATAATGAACCACTATCCCAAGTTACATTAACTGTTGTGTTTGTTGAAAATGATGAACTAGATATAGTTCCATAAATTGTACTAGGAGTGGGTGCTGTAAGTTTAATTCTTCTTCCAGCATGATAGACAGAAGTTACATCAACCCCTGCTATTGTAAAAGAAGTTGATGACGCATAAGCATAAGTTACACTTGCATCTCCATCTCCATATTGAACCCATTGTGAATCATTAAACCAATCTCTAGTATTTTTCATTAATGCTCTTAAAGCATTATTCAAATTACTAGGTAACATTCCCTCCGCAACATTAATGGTATTTAATGTTGTATTGTCGGCTTGGGTTGTTGAGTAATCTTTTATATTTGTTGTCATTTATTTATTCTATGAACCAAGAAAAAACATTTGGATTTTCTTCATTATTTTTATTTATTAATACATTAGCAACTTCTTCAACTTGTCTTTGGAAATACTCTTGATTTTCCATAGCGTATCTAATGTTGTCAATGTTTTTATCTTGTGCCATTATCTTTGTCCTGCTCTACTGGCTATTAAATCTACGCCTTGTGCATGAGTCCAAGTTGAACCGGCAGCAATTTTAACATTTGCTCTAACATATCTTCCTGAAGCTCTAACTGGTACTGATCCACTTGTTACCATTGAACTATAAGAAGATGTACTAGCATCATTCGCTAATCTTTCCCTTGTTGTAATTGCAACTGTCGCAGTCGCATCTACAATGGGTCTTACTTCGGTTATATCTGATCTTAGTCCAGGAAACAACTCCATTTCAGTAGTTTCTATTTCTACATCATTAGTATTTCCTGAAAAAATAGCAGCTTTATAATCTCCGTCTATTCCACCTAAATAAAGTTGTCCACCCAACCAAAAATCTGTATCTAAAGCAATATTAATATTATCCAAATTAGACGATATTAAATCCATCATTTCAACTGTATAAGCTCCAACGAATTGAGTAAAAATGGTACTTGCTGTGGCTTTAGCAAAAGACCATTTTTCGGTAACATAATTATAAACTAATAATTTATCACAAATTCCAGTCGTATTTGCTTGATTATCCGCACTAGGATAAAGCCAAATTGCTAAAGAATTAAAAGGATCAACCGCTGCAACGATTCGGTCAGTATATGCTTTATCTAAATCTATATCAAAAAATCTATTTACTTTTTCAGCTCCAATAGGTTTAATTTGATCTCCATTAACTTCAAAAAAACCATCGTCTGCGTAAAAGAAAACCCTTCGGTTATCTTGACAAACTGTTTTTCCATAAACAGCTCCTCTATTTGGTGAAACCACAGAAAATCTAAATATTGTTGCACCACCCACAAAGTCCATACGAACTATTTCATTTTGTCTAAAAATATAACCATATTCCCCTGAAGTTATAGCTACAATTTGTCCACCTGAACCAGGTAAATCTTGATAATCGGCTTGTTTAGTTCCTGCTGTCCAATGGGTAATATCATTAATACCTGACCATTGAACTCTATTACGATTAGACGCTTGGTTTCCTGTAACTAAAAAATCTCTTATAACTCCTGAAGTTCTAAAAACCGGAGGTGTTCCTGCTGTTGCTATTGATGAAAGATTGGCAAAATTTGTTGAAGTTCCCATTAAATAATATTGGGGAGCATTAATTCCATTACTTACAATTAAATAATCTCCAAATTGTGTAAATGTAATAAAATCGGTTGCTGTTCCAGTTAAAGGAGTTCCACCAGAAAAATTTGTAGTCGTTAATCTTGTTGTATCAGAGGAAACATTAGTTAAATTTTCATTTCCAACTGTTGCTCTTGTTACAGTTACTTCTGCTAATGATACTGTTGCTGAAAAATCAGCATGACCATTAATAGTATTTTTTAAATTTGTAGCAGTAGTATCATTATTTGTTTGTACTTGAAATTCATTTGTAGATGGAGTTCCTGTTGTTGAAGTAAATACAACAGTTGATCCATCATTTTTTTTTAAAGTAATAGTTTTTCCAGCACCAATACTTGCATAATCTGAAACTGTTATTGTGCAAGTTGCATAAGAATCATTTAAAAATTTTCCACCAGCACCTCTGTCGGTAAATGTTCCTGCTGATAGTTGATAAATAGTATCTTTTGTTGCTGCAAAATTATAACTGGTATTATTAGTTGATCTAAAAGAACCAGCTCCTTTTGATAAAGCCGTTATATCGTTTGTGCTATAATTAACTAATGACGGAAAAGGTTTATAACTTCTAGCAGCATAATAAACATTCTTTGCTATGTTCGCACCTGGATTCATAAATTTAGGTTGATCTGGTAGCCATTCTCCAAAAGGTACTTGCATTTATATTTTTCCTATTCGTTATTACTTACTATTATTTTTCCTTGCGTAGCAAAATTACCAGCCACAGTTACATCGGATCTAGTTTGTAATGGCGAACCACTCCATTGATCTTCTCTATCACTTCTTTCAATTCTTTCTAAAGTAGTTTGATAAAGTTGTAACCAATTTTGTAATTTACTAGGTTCAATTCCACCTAAAAAATTAGCTGCATGATAAAGACTTCCATATAAATAAACGCCAGGATGATTTGTTAAAATATAATTTGTCGCTGTACTTCCAGATAAAGCATCAATCGCTTTGTAATAATTTAAAGTTGCTGTGTAAGTAGCGTCTGGGGTTGGTGCAAATCTAAAGTTTGAACCTAGTATAGTATATACTGTGGGTCTGCCAGAAGTAGAACCACCTTTAATTTGATCCATTTGAGTTGGTGGCATATAAGTTAATGAATATTTAGCCGAACCTGAAACAATATAAAAATCTCTAATTTGTAAAAAACCTGTAGGTACAGCTACTGTTTCTCCAGTTATTGAAAAAGAACTATCGGAAGTAAGCATCGCTTTAATTCTTAATTTAGAATTATATTCTGCTTCAACTAATTTAATAAAATCATCACTAATCTCTGTCGTTAAGTCTGAACGATTTAACCAATTTGCAATAGCTGTTTTTACTTCGGTATATGTGGATAGTGCCATTATATATTTCCTGGTGCTGTTTTAAAATATTTATATTCGTTACTATTTAATTTTTTTTTTAAAATTTTTGTTTGTATTTCTTTAGGCAAACGAAACCAGTTGTTATCTCCTGTTTCTTGTTCCGCCCAAATTTGTAATGCTAAAATAGGAACTGAAGCTACTCTTTTTAATCCTCTACTTGGAGAATAACCATCGTTTAAATTATAAAGTTCTTTATTATGTTTAAGGTGTGAATCAATTTTAAGTTCCTCTACAATAGCAACTTTTTTATCCATTTCCTCATTTATAAAAGTAGTTTTTTTTAAACCTTCAACTTGTGTTTCTTTTATTGTCATCTACCTTGTCCTCTATTCTTTTTTTTATTAGGTTTTCGTTTGCTATTACTTTTAGCATGACGACCTGGTCGCTTTTTTTTTGTCCTTTTGTGATAATCATTTACCCCATACTTGGGTAATTTACCCATTAGGACAATTCAGTAACATAGCAATCACCAGTACCAATAGCAGCAAATTTTACACCTTGTTCAGGTACTTTTAAAATTTCTATTGTTCCAGCAGGAATATATAAATCAGCAGCAGTAGCAGTTGGCGTAGCAGCAAAAGTTACATTCATAGCCGCAGTTGCAACTATTCTAACGAATACTGTTTCTGCATTAAAAGCTGTTGATGTAGCTGCACTTGAACCACTAGGTGAAATCTTATGCGTTGTTCCTGGAGCTAATCCGTAATTATAAGCCATTTATTTTTTTCTCCTTATTTTTTATTTAATTAAAGGGGTGGAAAAACCGCTAGGTCAGAGCCACCCCCAAGTTTTATTATACTATCTTCTTATGATAATTGTATAGTGCAAACTGTGTGTTCCAGTGGAAGCTCCATCAGTCGCAATACCAATATAGCCATCTTGCTCTACAGTATTTGCACCTGTTGGTTCACAAGTATCTACATCTCCAGCCGCAGAGCCAGAATATGCAACTGTGATTGTTCCATCGGTCATAGCTGTTGCTCCTACATTCGCAGTAATCCCAGCATTTGCTCCTGAAATCGTTCCACCTAATACTGTGATAATTTTAATTACTCTACCACCATCAGGCACAGCGATTCTTGAAGTGAACGCAGTTGATACATCATCGATTTCACCAGTTAAGAAATAATCGTTTAATGTTCTCATTTTTTTTCCTCATTGTTCCGCCCTTAATCTAGTCTCAGGACTTCAATGTTAATATAAATGCAAGGGGAGCAGATTTTTTAGATTACTCCCCTCACACCGTTAGATATTACGAAGTAGTTACGTCTGTAATTAATCCGCTTGATCCTTCATTCTTTGCTTCAAGAGTGTATTCAACTACTAAGAACCTTTGATCTGCATCCGCAGTTTGAGCAGGTTTTTGTAATTTGAAATCCCTCAAGAACGATACTGCCCAGAAATCCATTTCTAGGAGTAAAACATCTTGTCCTCTTCTAACAGCACTTGCGTTGGCTTTTCTAATCCAACGATTCGGTATGACTTGCATCGTACCAAAATCTGATTCGTAAACATCGATAGAAGTCATAAGTCTTTTATCTTCTGCTTTGTCGAATCTAGTTGCTCCACCTGTAAAGAAGGATAGTTTTTGTTTATTGAAACCATTAAGCATGATTACATTAGGGTTTCCGCCACTGTCCCAAGTAGTCTTCAAAGTTGATCGCAGTAAAGTTTCTGTGAACGCCCTTTGAGTTCCATCTGTTCTAATAGCTCCCCCACCAGCTCCAGAACCGCCAGTTCCAGCATCGACATTAGTTGAATACCAAGTTGGTAATCCTCCTAAATATCTTGTTGGTGAACCTGAAGTTCCAGCAGCAGCCGCCACATTAGCTAAAAGAGCATTTTCCATATCTCTTTTTAGTTCTTTTGCAGATTTTGCCACCTGGTATGCTAACTCTGTATTTCTTCCAGCTAAATTCGAAGCGTCATCTGTTCCAGACACTTGACAAGCTTTTGAAGAAATTTGAGTATAGTTGCTGACTTTGGTAGATGAAGTAAGCGTAGGATATGAAATCGTAGCTCCTTCAGCTTTCGCATTAGCAGCCACAGCAGTCAGAGTATCTGTTTGCCATGAGTGTGTAGTGTTAGTCGCTTTGTTCTTACCAACGCCTGACATAAAAGGGGTATCTGACGGTGATATATTATAAATAATATCAGCCAAATCTTCCCTTCTACCTGTTGTATTGTAAGTAGTTAATACAGCCATTTGTTTTTCTCCTTGTTGGTTGTTACATATATTTTGTCAAAAGATCAGCAGCATCTCTAGGATTTCCGCTTTTCTTCAGACGATTAATTTTATCCAACCTCATTTGACTCATTTTTTCATCTTGATTAACTTTAACGCCTGGCTTGACCACTTGAGTAGGTTTAACAATTTTTTTAGCCAAATTTGGTTTCGGCCTATTCATATTGTTGCGATGGCTCATACCATCTAAAACCACATCAAATATACGACTATCATAAATACCAGCGATTTCTTTATCGTTGAAACCTCTTTGTACCATGTAGTTTCGCAAATTAGTTTGTAAGGTAGCTCCTTTAACAGGATCACCAAAATCAGGATGTTTTAATCTCACCTTCATTTGTTCTTCCCTTAAAACACTTTGAAACTGCTCTTGTTGTTGAGTTCTTAGCTTTCTTTGAGCTTGTGCGATTGTTTCTTTTCTTCGCCTTATTTTTCTCTCAATTTTCGCAGCTTCATTTGGGTCTTCATCAAATAGCTTGTCTAATTCTTTTGAATTAAGTTCGCTACTTGCTTCAGCGTTTAAAGTCGCTGTCAGATTATTCAAATTTTCTAACTTGGTTGAATAGTCTTTTGTTAGACGATCTTTGTCAGAAATTAATTGTCTTTTTTCAATAGCCAATTCTTCTGTCTTGCGTCTATAGTCGGCATCTTTTTGATAACCTGCTTTTAGTTCATCAAGGTTAACATCGATCTTTTCACCATTCACTGTAACTTGGTGTAGATCGGTTACTTGAGTTTCTTCAGCGTTTTCCGCTTCGGATGCTTTTACTTGATCTTCAACTTTCTGAGTTTCTTCTTCAGATTGAGTTTCGGATTGTGGCTGTTCTTCAGTTTTTGTTTCGGTAGCTTCCTGGGTAGGTTTGGCTTCCTCTGTTTTTTTCTTTTGAACAACCTTGTCTGCTTTTGCTTCTTGAGTTTGTTTAGTTATCGGTTTGTTAATCTTACCCTGATCTAACAATGACTCAACCGCACCAGCAGCACCTTCAACTGTCCTTGTGGACAGTAATGGATTTACGTCAGACATAAATGTCCTCCTGTGTGTTTAAGCTCCCTGATTTGGGTTGGCTTATTCTAACCTTGATGATTAGAATTTCTTTTCTTTAGATTTCTGGAAGTCATCAATTTGTTTTTCTGCTAACTTTCCAGTTTCAAGAATTTCTTTAAAATGTTGCTCTACCTTTTTTAAAACTTGATAGGCTAACCAATATTTTTCTCTGGCCTCAGATTCTCTAACCGCAGTCCTATCCAGCAGAGCTTCTGAATAAATTTTTTTAAGTTCCTTAAACGAATCTTGAAAAAGTTTATTCTGTAATATCTGTTTGGCTTGAGATGATCTGCTCAATTCCTTGAGCCGCTTGTCTTGGTCTTTGCTGTCCATTTATATTTTCAAAACGCTTGGTGAACATACTAGCACTTTTTTCTGCTTGTTCAAGGTTTTTCGATTCATTTGCAATAATCACTCTATCTAATTCGGCATCGGCTTTTATTTTTGTTGTATCTAATTGAGTATTATATTTTAATGCCATATCTTTAATTTTTGCTTCAAAGTCTAATAGTTCGGCTTGATGATCTAATTGAGCTTCCTTGCTACGCAAGTCCAGATCAGCAAGTTTTCTCTTGTTTTCTGCGTCAATTCTAGCCATTTCAATTTTCTCTATTGGAGAAATTGGTGGAGGTGGTGGAGGTGTTACCAGTTGTTGTCCCTTAATAGGATCAATAAAATAACTTTCCACTGTTTGTAATCCAGCATTTTCAACCATCTTCGATAAGGTATTATACATATTTTTCATCGTTACCATTGGGTAATCCCTATGACCCTGAAGTTCAAAAGCCTGAA